GCTTGGAGATGTTGATTATTCGCCACAAGACATAAATCATAAGATAAAGCCCAGAAGTCCATACGGAGCATCAAAAGCTGCCGCGCGTCATATTGTAAAAGTATACAGAGAGTCTTATGATCTGTTTGCGGTTCATAGTATACTATTTAACCATGAAGGCGTCAGACGTGGGGAAGAGTTCGTCACCAGAAAAATCACTAAGAGCGTGGCCAGAATAGCAACTGCAATAGCAAATAATGAAAGCTTTGAGCCGCTACAATTAGGCAACGTGCATTCTAAAAGAGATTGGTCAGACTCAGAAGATTTTGTAAAAGGCGTGTGGCTCATATTAAACCAAGAAGAGCCTAAAGAATATATCTTGTCAAGCGACGAAACCCATAGCATTAAAGAGTTTGTTGAAAAAGCCTTCGCTCATGCATATATTTCTGGCTTTTGGCAAGGAGAAGGAGTGGATGAAAAGTTTTTACACGAAGGTAATCACGTACCATTAGTTGAGGTTAATAAAGACTTTTATCGTCCTGCTGAAGTTGAGCTATTGTACGGAGACTCAAGTCCAGCGCGTGACGAGCTCGGTTGGAAACCAGAAATTTCATTTGACAAGTTAGTAGAAAAGATGGTACAATCAGATTTAGAAATAGAGCATGCCAAAAGGTAGAAAAAAAACATTTGAACAAAAGCTAATAGAAAAATTAGTTGTATGCCCGCACCCAAGCTCGCCGTCTTCAGAGCTTAGCTCGTTTTGGGCGCGAGAGATGAAGATACTCAAGTCAGTTTTGCAAGAGTTTCCAAATAAAGAATTTTGGGAAAAAGTAACATTTGAAAAAAAGTTTAAAAGCTTAGCTACTGTTTTGGGTGACGTAGGTAAAATATTTATAAAAAGAAGATACAGCGAGTTTCACTACAAACCTAAAGTATTAAAAATGCCAAAGGTATATGACGAAAAATTTGGAGAAGATTTAAACGTAGAAAAAAAGAAGAGATCAATAAAGGATTATTTTAATGAGTAAAGAAGTATTAACATCAGAGGACCAGATAACAAGTTTTTTAAATGATAAAAATAATAAAAAGTATCATTACAATCACCTAAAACAAGAAGATTATAAAATATCTTCTGGCAGTCTTAATTTAGATTTAGCAATGGATGGAGGATTAGGCTGTGGAATCCACAGGTTTACAGGGGTTAATGAAGGCGGGAAAACAAGTTGTGCGCTAGCTTTCGCAAAGCACTTTCAAGAGCATTTTGGAGACACGGGCAAGATAATTTATTTTAAAGCAGAAGGAAGGCTTTCTAATGAAATGGTAAAGAGAGCGGGAGTTAGCACCGAAGAAAGAAACTGGTGTGTTATTGCTTGTAACATTTTCGAAAAAGTTTTTGATCTTATTCGTGATCTAGTTCAAAATAATCAGGAAAAGCGCAAGTATATGTTTATTATTGATAGTATGGACGGCTTATGTCGCCAATCTGATTATGATAAAGCTTTTGGAGACGCAGAACAAGTAGCTGGAGGAAGTTTAATTTCTTCTGTTTTTTTAAAAAAACAATCTTTGCCTATTGCGATGAATGGACATGTAGCAGTTATAACAAGTCAAGTTCGCATAGAAATACCTACTGGATACAGCAGGGCTGGAGCAAAACCAAAATCAGCTGGAGGCCATGCAGTTAAGCACTACGCTAATAACATACTAGAGTTCGAAGAAAGGTATAATGCAGACATTTTTTGGGAAAATCCAAATGCCGAAACAGCAGAAAAAAAAGGCAACCCCACAGGCCATATGTGCAAAATAGCTTTCAAAAAAACTGTTAATGAGAAAACTGGAGCTAAAGTTAGGTATCCAATTAAGTATGGAAGGACTGATGGGAATTCTATATGGGTAGAGAGAGAGCTCATAGACATGATGTTGCTTTGGGGATATTTTGAAAAGAGCGGCGCATGGATTAAATTTTCAGAAGACATTTTTGAAAAGTATAAAGACCTTGGATTGCCAGAAAAAATACAAGGAGAACCCAAACTATTAGCCCTTTTAGAGGAAAATCCAGAGCTATCAAGAAATCTTGTGCATGAATTTAAGCAGGACATTTTAAAGAATGAATAACGTAAGCAGGCATGATCTTTTCATAACTTCTGTTTGGACACAAAAACTCACAGGCTTTGAAAATATTAATAAAAATTTATTAAAAAACGTTTTCAATACGGAAAGTCCAGTCTACTCAGATCCTAATGTTTATGGCGGTCAAGAGTCTTCACTAACCTACGACGAATCGTTGCTATCAGTATTATCTATAGCAGAATCATCCGCCAAGGATATTGCAAAATTTATGGGCGTTGTAAAAGAAAACAACAATGTCCCTAAAGTTAGTTGTTTTTGGGGCAATGTAAACAAAGAAAAACAGTTTAACCCTCCGCATGTGCATGCTAATAGTGATTTATCGGGAGCTTATTATGTGAAAATCCCCACGAGTGAAGAACATACCGAGGATCAAGATGTCACAGCTGGAAAAATTTGTTTTCATGACACTAGGCTTGAAAAATGTGCAAGTACTCCATTGTATGAAGAAAATCTAGGGTATTTAGATTTAGCAAGCTATTCATTCCCAAAAGGCACCTCACACAATCCGTGGTTAGATAATGTTGCAAAATTTAAACCAGAAGAAGGTATGATGATTATTTTTCCATCTTGGCTTTTGCATTACGTTGAACCTAACCTATGCAAAGAAGACAGGATAACAATATCATTTAACATTTCTTTTTAAAAAATGGAATTTAAAACAATACATGGCCAAGTTAAACGTGTTAAAAACGTTAAAAAAAGAATTATAGATTGGGAAGCTCCTAGCAGAAGCAAAAGGCAAAGGGAAGTTAAAAAGTTTTTAAAAAAATATTGGCAAAATCATGTAGTTTTTGAAGAGTTTCCTGTGGCAGGCACAAGGCTAAGTATTGACATCTATAATGCTAATAAAAAGATAGCCATAGAAGTGCAAGGATCGCAACACACAAAATATAATCGTTTTTTTCACGGCGAACACAAAAATAATTATTTAGAACAACTAAAAAGAGATCAAATTAAACTAAAATTTTGTGAAATTAACGATATTCAGCTTGTCGAGATCTATGAAAAAGATATCGTAAACAGTTTGCTATTTAAAAAATTTGACGTTACGTTATAAATAGTGTAAAATATATACATGAACACGCAAGACATAGACCCAGAAAATTTGCCAATATTTCAGTTACCAGATTCTTTTTTAGAAAAGATCTTTGAATTAACTGGCAACGGAAGTGATCAGAATAGAGGCTTTGTACTATCATACGTCGCGCATGATGGAAGGCCTATAGTCTATGCTCGTGCGGATACACAAATAACAGAGATGGGACTACGCAAAGCTTTAGAAAAATATCTTGCAGAAATTGAAAGATCAGAAGACGCGCAAAACCTTAATTCAGAAAATGATGATTAATCCTTGACTACCATCAAGGATTGAGCTATAATCATCTCTATGATTTTTTCACTAGAGCTAGAAAGACAGTTGCTTGCTGGCTTAATTAAACATCCTCACAAATATTCAGATATTTCCACCCTTACTACTTCTGAAGATTTTTATTGCGAAGACTCTGTTGTTCACAAAACTATTTTCAACACTCTTTCACAATCCATAGAAAATGGCGAAGACGTAAATGAAGCCACGCTTGCTCATCGAGTATTATCTCTAGGTATTTCATTCGAAGATAATATCAGTGTAGGCGATTACATTAATTCATTAAGCTTAATGAAAATTAGTGAAAATTTTATACTACATGTTGCAAAAGAGTTAAAAAAGATGACAGTCAGAAGACAGTTGGCTGCTTGTGGAGAAACAATTTCTAAAAAAATGCACAAATTAGACTCCTCGGAGTCTTTTAATGATATAATATCTGCGGCAGATAAACTCTACAACAATCAAATAAATCTTTATGATGTTGGCGATAGAAAGCCAGAAAATATTTTTGACGAGATGAAAGAATGGATTGAATTTAGGGGAGAGAATCCAATTGAAGAGTTTGGGATGATGGGTCCACATAAAAGAGTCAACGAACTATATGGCTCTTTGTTGAGACCTGGAAACATCACAGTAGTATGTGCTCGCGCTGGAGTCGGAAAGACTCAATTCTGCATGGATTTTGCAACAAAAATAAGCGCAGATTATGGAGTTCCAGTATTACACTTTGATAATGGAGAAATGAGTAAGGAAGAGTTGATAGTAAGACAATGTGCAGCTTTATCAAAAATACCTGTACATCTACTTGAGACAGGCTTATGGCGTCAAGCTGGTAATGATATAGTAAAAAGAGTAAGAAGCGTCTGGAGTAAAGTAAAAGATATGAAATTCTTTTATTATAATGTTGCTGGGATGAGCTCGGAAGATATGATTAACCTATTGAAAAGATTTTATTTTTCAGAAGTTGGTAGAGGTAAGCAAATGATTTTTTCTTTTG